TTCTTTGCCTGTGCATCAACAGCTTGTTTATTCGCGAGTCGATCAGCATCCATTGAACCAGCTTTCTTTACTTGCTGGGCAGCATTTGCATCATCGGCATCAACAGTAACCATGCGTTCTTCGTTGATTAAAAATTCTCTAAAGTTCATATTATTGTCCGTGTGATTTAGCGTACTTGAGAATAAGCTTTGCTAGTTGTTCTTTTGATATTTCTCGTTGTGGCGTCTCTCTTGCCATAACAACCTTTTCTTCATTCTCTTCGCCTTCCATTCCGAAATCATCTTCGCCGCCCATATCCATATCGTCAGCAGGCATTTCATCACCACCTTCCATACCAGCAGCAAAATCAGCTTCATCATCTTCCGGGGCAAGTACTGCATCAGCATCACCAACTTCTTTCTTGTATCGAGCTAGCTTAGCAAGTTGTTCTGCTTCTTTCTTTGCAGCCTTTTCTGCTTTCTCAGCAGTTTGCATATCAAGTAAGTCTTCTTCTTTTTCTACTTGTGCTTGAGCGGCAAGTGCAGCATTCTTTGCAATAACAGCTTCAGCTTCGGATTGACGAGCAAGTGCTTCAGCTTTACGAGCATCTGAGTCGGCTCGCATCATGTCAATAACAGATTGCAGTGCGGTAGTAGCATTGGCTTCAGTAGCATCGGCACCCATCTCGCCTTCCATGCCTTCTTCATCATCCATCTCACCTTCCATGCCTTCTTCATCACCCATCTCACCTTCCATGCCTTCTTCATCGCCAAGATCGCCTTCACCCTCAACTTCAAATTCTTCTTCTTCGTCACCTTGGATATTACCCCATACAACGTCACGAATCTCAAATTGGTCTTTTAGTTTATATAGAATTTCTGCAATTTCAGTTTCTGTCTTCGGCTCATCTTCATCAGCAAATACAGTATCGCCTAGTGCTTCTTCAAAGTTATCAGCTTGATCTTTATCGATGTACACCTTAACGATTTTACCTTCATCATCTTCAAGCCCAAACACAGCAACGTTTTCTTTACGTTCACCAGCAGTCTTTACAGCCTGATCTAGCTTAGCAAGTGTTTCTTGATAGTCGAATGGCTTAACGGCAGCAGCACTGTTGTCTGCCTCACTGATAGTAGAGAACAACTTCTTTTTCTTTTTTGTTTTCTTGTTGAGTAAGTCTTCAACAGAAACAAAGCCCATGCGACGAATCATTACGTTCACATCACCCTTCTCGTTGTTACCATTTACACCAAACAATGAGTTTCGTGTATTCGCTCCCATATTAGAAGTAGTGGCACCACCAGATGCGGATTCTTTTAAAAGTTCAGACAGAAATGACATGTGTTGTTATCCAATTGCTATATAAATTGTATTTATTGATTTTACGAAGAATGCTACCCCAGAAACGAAAAATGCTCGGCATAAGCCAAGCATTATCGTTCAACACAACGCGAATTGTACTATTATACTGCTGGAGTACCGGTGGCATCAGCTACTGGTGCAGCTTCTTCACGAGCTTCTTCACGAATCGCTTCAACAATCTGATTCGCAATATGCTGTACCGCAGCACGAGCCTGCATTTCAACATCCCGCTTTGCCGCAGCATCGCTGGTCCAAACTTGATGCAATTTCAGCATGTCTTGAACTTCGGCACTTAGTTCGGAAATCTTGTATTTTACACCGTCTACTTCTACGGTTAGTTCTTCGGCCTTTGGTACTTCGTTTGTTACTTCAGTCATAATCATCTCCAATGATGTTAGTTTAAGTTGATACTACTATTATCCAAATAACGCAGATAAGTCTGATCCCTTCCCGGATTCAATATCATCTAATGTTTTCTTACCGGATTGTTTGTCCGGTATCTTTAGATCATTATTTATATCTCTGGGACCATCAGTGATTTTAAGGGTCTTCGCTTCAAATTTCATACTAATCTTCGACCCTACCCCATCACTATTACGGGTTTTCTGAAAACTCATATCCATTTGTTCCGCTGCCTTCATGTAAGAATCCATGTACAGAGTTACAAATGTATCCGCCTCGTTGATCTTTGATAGACCACCAGCAATCATCGAGTGATTCTGTTCACCTTCACCTACCGCAGAACGGTTCAACTGCGATGCTGTCATTATAGCAGCATTGAAATCAACCCCGATTTGACGTAGTTGCTCTGATATTTTCTTATCAACATCAAATGCATTTCCATCAACTCGACTGTTCGGTGAAAGCTTGTCCAGATAATCAACGATTATTATATCAGGTAACACATCAAAATGCATCTGATAATTCTTTAAATATGCACGAATCTCGTTGCACTTGGTTTCTGTCTTCATATAGACGACATCCAAGCGACCAGTAGAATCATTCTTGAAACTTTTAACACCATTGACGATTTCTGGAATATGGTCTTGCCATTCCTTTCGGCCTATGCCTGTAATCATAGAGTCAAATCGTTGCGCTACAATGTCCTGTGACAGTTCCAATGAGATGTATAGTGCGTTGTACCCAAGATCGGCATAATCAAGCCCCAGATTGGATAACACGACCGATTTACCACCACCAGAACCAGCAGCAAACAGCAGTAGTTCTTTTCTGGCAGGTCCACCAAATAACTTTTCGTTAAACTTGTCCCACTTGGTAGGTAGTATCTCGTTGCCTTCACGTAGTCGCTGAAGACGTTCTTCTACTGTATCGAAATATGCAATACCAAGATCGGTCTGTACCGACACCAGCAATGCCTTCTTTATGTTTTCTTCAATGGTTCCCCACTCTCCTTTCAGGATCAGCTCGGGAGATGCTAGAATTGCATCTTGCATAGCCATACGCTTACAGAACTTCTCTATTTCTGTAACTACGTATGATACTTCTGATAATTTGATCGGCACTTCTTCTACTTCTAGATCGGTGTTTGCAAGAATTGTCTTTGGACGTGGTAGTCCATTATGTTCTTCGTAATAATCTAGTACGAATTTAACTGCCGGTTGTAATGATGGATCAAAATACTCAACATCCAGTATGCTATGACACAACGAGAATGTGTCTGGTGACGAGATGAGGTATTCGATTAGCTCCCGCTGTTTTACTAAATTCATCGAACTCCTAAATTTTCTGTTAGATAGTTATAAGTTTTGGGTATAACTTTGTGATGTACTTATTGTTACAGAAAACTTCGTCGTTGTCAAAGAAAAGTGAACCAGTCGTCGCATTTATTTTTGATACTTCGAGTACATTGTCGCGAATGATGTCAGCTCTATCGAATGGATCATCTGCCAAAAGGAAGTGAGTTACCGCAGTACTACTGGTATTGTCCTGATCCACTTCGATGATTGTACCATTGGATATGAGTGATGCATTGAATCCGTTACTGAAGAAGTCAATGAATCCAATGTAATAGGTTATGTTGCGTATGACTACTTTCGTGTAGCCAGACCACGGAGAACTTCCGTTTGCTCCAGTGATCGTCGCACTACTAAACTGTACTTGACCGTTGGATGATGTTGTTTTTAAGCTTACTGACGTGCCAATAGCAGCAGCACTGCGTGTTAGTATTGTCATAGTGCCAAGAATCGCATCAGAACTCACAGGTGTGGTTTCTATCTCATCGGAAACTGCAACCACAGTAGTTGTCTTGGATACTTCTCTGACATACAGTTCGGCTGTACCACTAACAAAAGTGTTAAACTTTAGTGTAATTTTGTTTTTGTCTATGATCGTAACTTGAAAGTCACTATCTGGAATCACATTCTTATCTACATCATATACCGATATGATAGGAAATGATTCCAGATTGTGTTCAATTGACCATGTTGACTTTTCGTATAATTGAGTGAATTTGAATAGTTTGTTGCGCTGATAAAAATTATCTAGCCCAACAACTTCTTCAGTTCTCTTGATAAATGGTGATGTTGTTTTGATCAATCGTTCAACGTAAAGCTTACCGCGACACTTATCTGTGATGATACAGCGACCAGCAGTTTCGATTGACTTTGGTTTGCGCTGAAGTTGCACTTCGCGATCACAAACATCACACTTATATACGATTATATCTCTCATGCTAATATTTAGCAGAAAAGTTTGTTACGGCAATGCGATACCAGATGTATCACTTAGGTACTTTCGTTCCATCTCCTGATCGACCGGAAATACTTCACCGATGACAGAAACCGCACTGATAATTACTGCACGATCTGGTGCAAGTTGCATAAACGGAATCATTCCCGGACGACCATCTTGACCGTATGCCAATGTTCGCGCATCCTTCAATGACAGTTTCGTATCATCCTTCAATACTTCTACTTTGGCAAGAACTTCTTCGCCAGTAACTAACTTCAATACTTTTACATCATAACTCATACGATATACTCCAATAGTTTGTCGTATTCTATGTGGCACCTCGCAACATAGAAGTAAGGAATATTGTACACTATAATTTCCGATGAATCAACAAGTGCTTCGTTCATCGTACCTGATGTGTATCCATACTTGAGTACATCTTGAAATATTTCAGTACCGGTTGCTTCCGATAGAGATTTTTTTATATCTGTGAATGTATCGCCATACTGCTGTGCTGAGTTCGTGATTGTCGGTGAGTATATGAGTTTGTATCCATCAGAAGGGAACACGTAGAATTGATCGGTACGTGTTCCCTTTTCATTATTGACTATGATTGATCGTTGTCGAATCGATGGGTATACGTCAGCGAACACTTCATTGAATGCAGAATCGAATTCACTGCATTGTTTTCGCTTGCGCACCTTTACCCTTTGTACATCAGCGTATGTACGTGGACACCACTTGACCAACGGCAATCCTCCAGACTCTTCCAAGAACTGTTGACAGTTCAATGAAACCTCTCGGAACATTGGGTTATCATCTTCAATTAACGCTGTTAATTTCATAAGGCGTTGATTATGCTGCGTTGTTCTTCCTACGAAGATCAGCAATTACTCGCTTGGCTTCATGGATGCCCGTTTCAACTTCAGGTGTTGACCCGCGCATGACAGCATCTAGCGCATACATAAATTCAACTTGTGCAGCATACGCTGGAGAACCAGCGGTGTTTAACCGTGATCCCTTACATTTGTCAAGTTCTTGGCGAAACGCATGACTAAGGCCAGCGACGATGTGAGAAGTGCTACTATTTTGCATGATGTTATATCCGACATATGGAAACTAAGTTAAGAGAGCTTCCTACTCCACAAACATTGTATAACATAATTCATTACAGTTCTGTGAACTATGTCACATATTTATGATGAACTTTTGGAAGCCATTCCAGTCGGATTCGTCAATGATGTGCGCATCTCTTCTAGTACGTTACTTGCTTCTGCATAGACTTCAGTCATATCAACGTCATCTTTTAAGTGTGGTTGTAAAGTGTTAACCATAGCAATTAAATTAAATTCAAGGTATGCTAGCAATGCTTCTGTCTTCTTATCCATTGAGTTGTCCTCGGTATAGGAATATTTAGTGTAAATTGGGCAAATCGCCAAATCTGTCATCATAGTAGCACTCAAATTGATCAGATACAACTGGAAAAACTTAAAGACGAAAGTGCTTGTAAATAGTTGGAAAGTAGACTAAAATCACAACATAGCAGTAAAGGTGTGGGTCCGACCTAAATAAGCCTACCGAAAAAATAGACACAATTATCAATAGGAGACAATATGTCACGTAACAACATACCCACTACAACTTTTGAGGACGGGTTCTCACAAGAGATATGGGAAAGTACGTATAAGGACCACGCCGACAACGACGTGAACGATACAATGCATCGTGTTGCGAAGGGGATCGCAGCAGGCGAATCGACCCAAGCATTGAAAGATTATTGGACAGACGAATTTTATGAAGTACTATCAGGCTTCCAGTTAACTACTGGTGGTCGAATCTATTCTAATGGTGGCACCGAATGGGGCGGAACTACAATGTTCAATTGCTTCGTATCACCAACACAGAAACGCGATATCGATTCTCTCGGTTCTATCATCGAGAATCTAAAGAGTCAGGGTAAGACACTCAAATCCGAAGGCGGATGGGGCGAGAACTTTTCATACTTGCGTCCTCGTGGTGCATTCATTCATGGTATCGGTGTTGAATCTCCGGGTGCTGTCAAGTACATGGAACTATTCGATGTATCATCTGACATCATCACATCAGGTTCTGGTGTAAAGTCAAAGAATCCTAAAGCGAAGAAGAAGATTCGTAAGGGTGCGATGATGGGTGTTATCGACGTTACACATCCAGACGTTATCGAGTTTATCACTGCCAAGCAGTCTGCTGGTCGTTTGAGCAAATTCAACATCTCTGTTAACTGTACTGATGCATTCATGGTGAAAGTTGTCAAGTTACGTGAACTACGTGAAGCTGGCGCAACACAAGCAGAAATCGATGCAATTGATACTTGGAACCTAGAGTTTCCAGAAACCACGCACGAAGCTTATGAAGAAGAGTGGGATGGTCATCTAAGCAACTGGAAAGAGAAAGGTTATCCGGTAAACGTATACAACACAGTAAAAGTATCCTATATGTGGGACTTGATTGCTGAGTCAACATACAATCGTGCAGAGCCGGGAATTTTGTTTTTGGATCGTGCTAACAAGCTATCTCCATCAAACTACTGTGAAACCATCAAGGCTACAAATCCTTGTGGCGAACAAATGCTTCCTCCTGCTGGAATTTGCTGTCTCTCAAGTATCAACGTAGCTATGTGTTTGAACGAAGATCGTACTGGGTTCGACCTAGAAAAACTTCGTCATATCACCGCAGTTGCAGTACGATTCCTTGATAACGTCAA